GTTCAGGGCCATGCCCACGGCCTGGCGCTGCTCGACCTTGGCCACGGTGGCGGTGTCGCGCTGCCCCAGGTAGGCGCTGCCGAACCACAGGTTGAAGCCCACGCTGATGGCCAGCAGGATGCTAAGAACCTTCATGCCAGCGTCTCCCATGCAGCCGGGGCCTTGGCCAGCGCCGGCGCCATGCTGGGGATGTAGACCAGCTTGCCGCTGCCGGGCGGAACGTCCTGCAGGTGCACCCAGGTGGGCGTCCAGCGCGGATCCTCCATGTGGATGCCACGCTTCTGGAGTTCCTCGGGATGGGCCAGACACCAGCTGGCGAACTGGCGGCGCGGGTCGTAGATGTCGATGCCGCGGCCGTCCTTGTGCTTGCTGTTCTTCTCGCCGACCTTGCAATCCTGGGGGCGAAAGCCGCCGTTGCCGTTGCCACCGATCCGGCTGCCGGTGTCGGGGTCGTTGGGCAGCTCGCAGCCGTCGGCCTCGGCCACCTCCAGTAGGTCGTTCACCACGTCCAGCAGGGCCGTGGCGTGGTAGCGGCGCTCACCCGTGGCGTCGGGGTGGTCGGCGTAGGGGCCGAAGTATTGGGCGGCGGTGATCATGGTCAAACGCCCTGGTCGACCTTGAAGGCCCGGGTCGGGGACATGAAGGACTCGCCGTTTTCCATGTGGATGTAGAACCTGGCCTCGTCGTGCCGGATCCAGCAGCCGACGTATTCCTTGCCGTGCACCACCACGATGGCCGTCTTGAATGCGTCGTGAACCTCTTCACGCAGCAGGCTCTTTACCGCGTCACCGCATGGCTTTTCGGTCAGCCTGATCGATGAAGTCGGCCGGCGCGCCACCAGGGTTTCGGCAGGGGCCAGTGCCGGCATGGCCAGCAGGATGGCGGCGAGGATGATGGCGGCCTTCATTGCTCACTCCCCGGGTTCGGCTTGGGCAACCTGTTCTTGCCCCACTCTTCCAGCAGCGTCATGCCCTTGGTTCCCATGTGGCCGAAGATGCCTGTCAAGGCGGCCGTGAGCAGCGGCGGGAACCCAGCCCACTCGCAGAGCCAGAAGCACAGCAGACCGGCCAGGGCGCTGGTGGCGAGTTCTCCGATCAGGTGGTTCAGGCTCCAAGCCGAAAGCTCACCGCGACGGACCTTGCCCCACCAGCCGACAAAGCCACCCAGCAGGGCGATGCTCAGGATCAAGCCGTACTGGCTCAGGCTGTAGTCGAGCGGGTTCTTGCTGCGCGCGGCGTCTTGCGCCCAGACCGCGATGGGTGTCAGCAGATGCAGGCACAGGATGATGTTGATGAGGAATCGCATATTTACCCCTTGGTCAGGACGACATCGGTACATGCACGCCCTTGGGCGACATCCAGTTGAGCAACCACGCCAGCCGGCGCGACCAGATCCCGCGCCAGTCAGTGCGCGACACCAGTCGGCCCAGGCGCATGCTGATGGTGGATTCGCCGCGCGGCGCGATCTCCCAGAAATAGACCTGCGCCAGCGTGTACTGCAGCAGCCAGTCCCAGGGGTAGCCGATGATGGCCACGGTCTCACACACCCGCCACAGGCCGCCGCGCTCGTGCTGGATGTAGACGAAGTACAGCAGCAGCATGAGCACCGGCCCCCACAGCGGCCAGGTGAGCAGAAGTACAAGCCAGTGATCGGAGAGGAAGCTCATGGCACCCCTATCTGCGCACGAAGCGCGGCGATTTGCGTGTCCACATCCTTGACGGAGCGATAGGCCACGTTTGCTAGGTAAAGCTGCGCTGGGGTCAGGCCAAGCGCAGCGCCTTCCTTCTCGGCAATGCCAATCATGAGTTCCCGCGTTGCCCGGTTCATCAGCGTGTTGCGCTCGATGGTGTCGATTTGTTCCTGCGGAGTCGGTGGGAGTGGCACGGGGATGCTGGCAATGCGGATTGCATCGGCTTCTGCTTCCGTGATTTCCACACAGCCAGCGGGGAGCATGTAGGCGAACTCGGGTTCGATGACGTGCAGGGAGTTGTCGGGGGCTTTGTAGTGCATTTGATTACCTCAGTTCATTCCAAGTTGTAAAACTGTTGTTTATTGAGTAGCTAGCACCACTTGGTATAGGTATGTAAAAAGCAACACTTGAGGATAAATCTAGGCCGAATGAAATTCCAGAAACAGTAACTTCACGATTTCCGGGACCAGTAGCATTAAGAGCGATGAACAGAAAAATCGGACGCCCTGTGGTGTTGTAGTAGGTCGTTGATGCGGCCCTGCTACCAAACACGTTCTGCCAAGTCTGCCCATAGCCCAAACTCATCATGGAACTAAGTGCATTGCCGCCCTGCCCCTGCACCAGACTCGGAGCCGATGCCCACGTTCCCGCAGTGGCTTGGGTAGACCTGACAAGGCCGACAACCCGATAAGCCACGTTGCTGCGTGCCGTGGTGCTGTAAATGACGTTTGCGCTATCCGCTGCGCCTGCGCCTCCTTCTGCCGTGGTGCTAATAACACCAGTTTCAGACAGGTCGTTTCCGCCAGATGCATTGACGATGGCGAGTTCTACAGTTCCTGCGTTATCAATGGCGAGGATGTACAGGTCAGACTGAACAGCGTTGACCGTTCCAAGCGTGGAGCCGCTGGAGACTGTCAGGCTGATAGCTGTCGGAACAGTACGAGTTACCGGCGTGCCAGTGGTAAGAGTTGAAGAGCGGAAATCAAGAGATGTCGGATTGAGCGTGACCGTTAGCGCATTGGAGCCGACAGAAGCCACGATGGGCTGGATTGGCGAACCAGACGTAACAGGAAGACCGTTTCTCCTGACGATCTCAACCGTCAAATCACCATTGCCGTTCTTGGTGAAAATCACCATGTCACCCGCAGCACAGGTGTAGCTCGCGCCTCCAGGAATCGGCATGGTAGTGGCGTTGTAGGTCAGAGGCCATGCGCCGACTGCGTAGCACCAAACCCGATCGCCATTGTTCAGAGTTACAGCGGTGGTCGCGGTCGTGCCGGTGATGCGGACGAGGTTTCCGGTGCGTGCTGTCAAGTCCAGGGTGGAAGCGCTGGCGATGTCTGCACCAGCCCCGGCGCTCTTGGCCCAGCCAGTGATGTCAATGCCCCAAGAACCGGAAGCCCCTGATCCGGTCTTCGTCGGTGCATCTGTGATGCCGTAGCCTGCCAGCGTCGTAGGAGTACCGGTGAGCTTGCTCCATGCCAGAGAAGTCAGCCACGCCGGATTGGCATAGGTCGATGACGTGCGGACAGCGACATCATCAATCAGGGTCTGCGACATCCGGCAGTAGGCTGCAATGCGCCAGCCACTCGCCGGGTTGCCGATCGGTATTGCAATGCAGGCGTCACCCGCCACGGTCGTGATGTTCGCGGCACCCGGGAGCACCAGAGACGAGCTGTGCGTCAGCAGCAGTGCGTCCGCAAATCGCAGGAAAATGGCACCTTTGTAATTCGCACCGAATGAAGTGATCGGGTTGGTCCCGGTGATCTTCACCACGGGCCCGTAGCCGTTGCCGATGTCGGTGGTCGCGCTTGACGCTACCGGAACCTCGGACACCGTGACGGCGATACCGACAGCAGCAGCCAGCGCCAGGATCTCGGTGTAGACACCGTTGAAGCCAGTGGCCACGGCGTCGAACTCGGCGCGCATGTTCGGGCTGCTGCCTCGGGTCTGGACCGCCGGCACGCCACTGGTGTGGTTGTAATAGGGATTCGCCATAGCTATCGCTCCAGTCGGCGGGGTGTGTACAGCAGGTTGACGCCCTGGATGGTGTGGGGGTCGTCCTGCGCCCTGCTGCTGTAAAAGAGAAAGGAGATGTTCTTTTCGGTGCCGTCGATCGAAATCTGGGCATCGCTGACGACGGGGGAATCCCAGGTGAACTGGTCCCAGGTGAACTGGTCCCAGTAGCCACCAGCGCCCAGGATGTTCTGGTCCATCTGCACGGCAGGCGGCGACGTATCGGGCGACGCGTAGCCGATGTCGTAGTTGATGTTCACGCGGGCGAAGCCATCGCACTTGACCTCGAAGACACCCTTGCGGAACTGCTTGCGCACGCGCGGCGACTGCAGGTTGTTGAAGACCGGACGTATCCACGCCTCAATGACTTGACCGTCGAAACTCGTTCCCACGTTGTCCTGGTAGACGTAGCCGTCGTCGCTGCCGAAGTACGTGACTTCCTGGCCCGTGGACAGCTTGGCGGTGCACATGCAGCGCACGGGCATGCCGTAGTTCAGCGGCAGGATGCCGGTGATCTTGTCGCCGGTCAGGCCGACCACCAGGCCGGTGTTGTCGTTGAAATAGACGCGGTACTGGTTCTTGCCGCGCAGTGTGGTGGAAGCCGTTTCCAGCCCTACCTTGAGGTCCAGCAGGGGCTGAATCAGGAAAGAGATCGCGGCGTAGTTGAAGTCGCCGTAATTCAGCGTGGTGATCAGCGACTGGATGCCACGAGATGTCAGACCGAAGGTGTTGTTACCCACCGGCTGCAGGCTGTAGGCCGCATAGCCCAGGTCGAAGACCGATGGGATGAGCTGGAAATTCGCGCTGCTGGAGCCGTACAGGATTGAGGTCTTGGCCTTCGTGAAAACGGCCAGTGAGGCACCGGCGCTGTTACCGGTCTGGGTCAGCATGCCGGTGATCTCGGCACCCATGCCGATTTCGTTGGCACCCGTGAGCAGGGTGAAGCTGTAGGGTGCACCGATGCCGCTGTACTGCAGGCTCCCCAGGAAGGAAAGGAACAGGTGGTTCCGGTGCACGGCAATGTGCGTCGGCGTGTCGGCCGCCATTCCGGTGCGGATCGGGACGTAGGTCGTGCCGTCGAATTCGAACGCCAGGTTAACGCCATCGACACCGAACATCCGCATCGTGCTGGTGGAGCCCGTGAAGTTGTCGTTGACGAACTCCATGGAGCCGCCGGCCGCCCGGGTGATGTTGGTCGAAGCGCCATTTGCCGTAGCCTTCGTCACGCCACCGACCTGCAGGGCCTCACCGTTCTGGAAAGGTCCGCCTGTCACGGTGTCAAACACCAGGGTTCCAACCCCGCTGGCGGTCCAGGTCCCGGTGCGCAGCAAGGCACGCTTGACCACGGCGCTGGCACCGGATGTCAAGCCCGTGACGGTCTGCCCGTCACTGATCTGGCCGACGGCATTGGTGAACTGGACCTCCTTGCCGAAGGTCACCTGGACCCAGCCACCGGCCGTGCTCTTGTACATATCGCCGGCCGTGCCTCCAGCGTTATCGCGGAAGGCGTAGCGGACATCGTTGTAGACCCAGACACCGCGGATGCGGCCACTGCCCGGGACTTTCAGGATGTCGTTGCGGCGGTCATTAGCGGCCAGAAGACGGTAGTCGGCGTCATCCGAGGTCGATGTAGCTCCGCTCTCGGTCGACGTGCTGGTCGAAACCGCCACGGTCACAGCGGCGATCTGCAGGTTCTCTGCGGCCTGAAAGGCTCCTGTAACCCGGCCCAGCACGATGGTCGTGGAGAAGACGCCCAGCACCTTGCCGGTAGCTCCACTCGTCACACCGGTCAGCGTGGCGCCTACCGTCACGCTGCCGACGATGCTGGCCGGCAGGGTCCAGTAGCTGGCTGATGTTGGTG